TGCAACAGTGGCGTACACAAAGTCTGGCTTCAGGCTGTACCAGTATTCAAAGGTAGCATCTATAAATTCTTCGGGGATATGCTCCAGTACATCACAAGAGATGATGCCGCCAATCTTATTAGTCTCTTCCTCTGTAGGTAGCTTGCGGTACTTTGGGACACCGATGTCATACAAAAACATCTCTGTCTCCCACATCTTGTGTACCTTCTTAACGTGATATGCAAATGCTTTACCGCATCCATAGTCCATTACCATCTCTGGCTTGTGCTTCTGACATAGCTCCTGTATGTCCCAGATGTGCAGCATAACCATATTGCCAATCATATGTGGCTTCTCACGGGAATGTACCTCTGTGTATTTAGCTTTCCACTTTTCGTTAGTAAGTTCTGCTAGTTTCACACCGCAACCTCCTCTACGTCAGGAGTCTTGGCTACATGTGTTAATATACGGACACCATTTGAATACTTAAATGCACGTAAGTTATCCCAACACTTTGTCTTGTACCCACAATACGTGCAGCCTGTAGTTAGTTTGCGGTTGCCTGACTTGCCATCGGGTACGTCATTGTAACATCTAGGTGGTGGTGTGTCTGTGTCTATGATACCTTTTAGATAATTGACACGAGCATTAGCGTCTATCATTTCTAAGTCATGTACCTTTGTGACAGCTAACTCTCCACTGTTCTTGTCGATAGCAAAGAAAGCTGCTTCCTTGTCACCTCTTCGTGTAGCGTATGCACTAATCTGTGCGATGTAACCAAAGGGGTCATCTTCAGCAAGCTTGTTGTCTCTAAACTTCTTGAAGGCAAAAGACGATGCAGACTTTATGTCTGTAAGAACACCATCAATAATACAGTCCTGATGTCCTAGCACACCCTCGACTGTAACCTCTTCCTGTTCAGCTTCAACTGAATGTCCTGCAGCTTTGGTCAGCATAATTAGAACAGCCTCTAGTAGATGCCCCATTAAAAATTTAATTCTGGTTTGTCCACTGAGAGGCTGTCCTTCGACACCCTTTACTCCGTACCATATTTGACGGTCTGGTTTACCGATTTGAGATAAGCGTAAGTTCGTCTTACCTTCACGCTTTCCCTCTTGAAGTATTATGGACGCAGCTTCACGCACCTGTGATGCAAAGTCATCTAAGAACTTATCCATCTCAGCATTGTCTGTATCCACACCCTGCTCTAGCATATTGTAGATGTCGGGTATAAGGGTATCTATATTTTTTGTCATCTGAAATCCTGCCAAATAGCATAGATTATTGCACTAATAATAATACCAAAAATAGCATAGGTGTACCAAGAATAATCCATAGTATTAATAATCTCCTAATAAGTGATAGCATCCCCGTCCTCGCAGCTATCGTTCAGAGCCAACTCAGGTACTCTGTCCCGTGATACCTAATATTTAGAAGGGAACTTCGTCACTAGGTACATGATTAGAGGATGGTTCGGTATAACCTTCTACCGCATCAAAGTCCTCGCCATAAGATACAAGGTCAACAACCTGAACTTTCTTCAGGATAGGTGTAACACCTGCCTTGCCGTTCATCTCCCAAGAATAAGGAGAGTACAGAACATTAACAATGCTGCCATTACCAACGAGTTTGTCGGTAGGATTCTTCTGTGCGTCTACAACTATAGGGGCATCATTCTGTGTGCCATCACGTCTTGCGACACGTTGACGGATGTGGACAAAGTCTCCACGCTCGTCACCTTTGTTCTTGATGGTCAATCCATCAGCTTCAATAGCTGCACGATTATTGTCATCAACACAAATGTCGATTGAGTACTCAGGCTCAAATGATGTGTTAGGGTTTTGGACATGCGCCCAGTATGCTTTACCAGTAATAACTGTCATTTCGTTTTATCTCCGTTTTGGATTCAATGTTGTCAGCACCATGCCAACAACTACTATAGTAACTCAACTCAAATAATAAGTCAAGCATTTTTTTCTAGTGTGTTTCTGCCCAAGTTTTACCAAGCTTATACTCGCTATCAAGTGGGCATCTTACACCTAGAGATTTTTCTGTAAGCTTCATTGCAAGTCCTGTGACTTCCCCTAGTTCTTCTGCGTGTTCTTTACACACATCAAACTGGTATTCATCATGTATGCTTGCAACAAGTTTATAGTTAAGCTTACGTTTCGTGGCTTCGATTGTAATAAACTTTAACCACTCTTTACACACAATAGCACCTGCACCTTGTAGTAACAGGTTCATTGCAGCGTGGGCTTGGCGAACACGCAGTATGCGTCCATCAAGTCCTGTTATATACCCTCGTGAGGCAAGTTTGTCAACCTTGTGACGTAGCGTTCTCAACGCTGGCATATTATGTAGGAAGTTGTTAATAAGCATCTGACCATCTCTAGCTGTGCCGTTAACAATCTGTCCAATCTTTGCAGCACCTGCACCATAGATAAACGCATATATAAAAGTCTTTGCGTTGTCTCTAGTTGGTAGTCCTGCCGCACGTTGGTTGGCGGTGTGAACATCACCCTCTACAACCTCTCGTGTGAAGTCTCTGTCATTCATGTAGTGAGCAAGCATCCGCAACTCTAACGAGCTTGCGTCGCTACCCAAAAGAATATTAGAATCATTGCTACTAGTCCAGACATCTCTACATTCCTTTCCGTATGGTGAGTACACAGCAGGTACTTGTGCCATGTTAGGTGATGTGTGAGCCATACGTCCTGTAATGGTTCGTAGTGTTAACACCTTACCATGCACCTTACCATCTTCCCCTACAGCTTTTAACCAAGAGGTAATCTGTGATGCTCGTTTCTCCAATAACAAATACCTAGCAATTAACTGTGCTTCTGGTATGTCTAGTTTCTCAAGAACTTCTTCCGCAACTATCGGCTGTCCTTTTTCTGTGTGCTTGTCAGGCTTCCATCCTAAATCCATCAGGCGTTCTGCAATCTGTTTGCGTGACGCAGGATTAAATACAGTAACCTTATCCTTTAATTTTTTACCTGTCTTTTCAGAATATCTATGTTCAACTATAGGTTTAAATACTTCCTGTAAGTCATTCTTAATATTCTCAGATTCGTCTTTCAACTTAGCCAACAACTGCATAGCCTTTGGCTCGTCAAGTGTGAAGCCGTTAGCTTCTTGTCTATCTATGATAGCCCTGATTTGATGTTCTAGTTTAATAGAACGTGCGCTAAACTTTTTAAGTTCAGGCACAAGCGTCTTGTAAACTTTCTCTGTAAGTTCTACATCTCGTATGCAATACTTTAACATCTCGTCTGAGTATGCACTAAAGTTATCAAACTCAATCTTGTTAAAACCTAGCTTAGTTCCCCAAGCATCTAGTGAGTGACCACCTTCACGCATGGGGTCAGCCATCTGTGATAGTAGTAATGTGTCACGTATCTTTGCAAGAGGTATATCAATACCTAATATGCGCTTGAGAGTAGGAGCATCAAAAGAAACGCCGTTGTGCATAATAATAATATCAGCCTCTTCGATGACAACCTTACAGTGTTGAATGTTTGTCGGACTGTATGTATAAATTCTTCCATCATCTATATCCTTTGCTACGACACAAAAGATTTCTTTTGCATCTAAACTATCTGTTTCAATATCAACTACTAGTCGCTTCATCCTTGTACACTTTCAAAAAATCTTTGGCGAATAACTTCTGTATATTCAGAAGCCACATACGAGAGGCGTTGTGGTCGCCGCCCGATACGCTTCGTTTACTGTCAAGATTATCTATGATTTTTTTTAGATTGTCAACCTTAAAAACAAGCGTGGCAAAAATATCTTCGTTGATGCACAGGTTGTGAAACCAATAGTCGGCTTCTGTTGTGGTAATACCTGATGGTCTACCATAGCATTGATACTCAATACATATGTTACCTGTATCCATCCACATGCCTCGCTCAGATTTTACTTCAATCTTTTTATTCTGAAGCATGTCGGATACGATATCTTCCCGAACCTGTCCATATTGTAGGTCAAGGTCAAACTTCTTTCTGTCTGCTGTCGCAGGTTTTAGTGTCATTATAAATACTCCTCTACGTCAATGGTTTCAAAGTCTTCTGCATTAGGGTCGTCAATCTCAGTCATACGTCCTGTCTCTCTATCGTATAGTAAGTATGTTCCAATACCTGTCTCACCTGCATACCTGTTCTTCAGGACACGGATGGTTGTGGTGTTGGATACGATAGGGTCAGATGCCTGTTGGTCACGCTCCATTGCAATCACAGCATCACTCAACTGTGCAATACTGTGTGAGCCACGTAGCATGGACAGACTAATCTGCACACCCTGCTCCTGTCCTTTGTCACCATTGGCACGGCGCAAGTGTGACACAAGAAGCATACAGCACTGTGTCTCTTCGACTAGTGAACGTAGCTGTGTCATCATCTTGTCGATGTTCCTACGCTCATCATCACCTTCAAGACCCGATACAAGTATCGAGAGGTGGTCAATGATAATGTAGCGACAGTCAAGTGCCTTAATCATGTAACGAACACGAGCCAGTATCTCATCAGTCTGGATAGAACCAAAGTGGTCAAAGGCGAACACACGCCCTGTACCTACAGTTGCCCTCTCATATTCTCGCAGCAGTTCTTCTGGAACTGTATCCCTAACCTCGTCAATGTATAGACGTTTGCTTGCTTGCACAGACATGAGGTGGAAGATAGTCTGCTTGATGTTCTCTTCGAGACTGATAATACCAATGTTGGAATCAGTGCTGTTTAGTAGGTGGTGTTCTAGTTCACGGATGATACTAGACTTACCTGCTCCTGTCCCTGCAGTGAATGTAACGAGTTCACCTGTCCTCATGCCATACAACATGTCATTCAATCCTTTGTAAGGATATGGAACAGTCTCTCTGTTGTCCTTGTCGTAAAGACCTTCAAAGTCCTTGAGGTTTACAATACCTGCAGGAGTGTATGGCTTGGCTTCCCACCACGCCTTAGTAAATAGTTCACGTTGGTTAGCCTTCAGATACTCGTTAGCGTCCTTCATAGCAAGGTGCATGATGCGACACTTGTTAGGCTCAAAGATTTGCGCTACGGCATTTGCCGCCTTCTGTCCATGCTCATCTGCATCAAAGCACAGTACGATTTTCTCAAACCTATTAAGGTATTCAAACTGAGCCTTGACATCCTTGACTGCAGACTGTGCGCCGTTCTTGATAGACACCACAGGCCACCGACTGCCAAGCATTTCGTATGCTGACATGGCATCAATCTCACCTTCGGTAATTGTAATGTATTTACCTGACTGTTGGAACAGTTGTTGTCCGAACAATCCTGCAGGTGGTAGCTGTCCTTCCGAATGGAAGTTTTTGTCAGGATGTCTGACCTTGTTAGCTACATGCTTACCACTCTGGTCGTAGTAAGGATAAATCTGTTTATTGTTTTGAATGGTAACACCATAGGTGCGGCAAGTATCTTCGCTGATACCTCGCTCACTCAACGCCTCTGTAATACCTATCGACAACATCTGTGTTTGTCTTGGCTGTTGTTGTATCACAACACTATTCCTTTCCTTGTCGGGGTGGCTGTAAGTCTCGCATGAAAAGCACCACTGACTTCCATCCTCGTACAACGCATTAGCATCTGATGAACCACACTTGTCACATGAAGTGTGTCTAATCAGTTTGCTTTTGATTTCGTCTAACTGCATTTAATCTCTCCGTCACTGTTTGATTCGCCCTAATTGTATCAGCTTTTTCGTCATTGTCAACCTCTTCTGGAAATTCTTTCTCCAAAAGTTTCGTTAATATTTCGTATCGCTGTCTGATATACTCGACTGACCTAGGCATTTTTCACCGCCTTGTGGTAGTGTGGTAAGTATTCGCCTACCAGTTCGTCACCTAGATATACACGCAGCGTATCCTTTACAACCTTCGTGTTGAAACCCATAGCCATAGCTATAGTGTTACGACTGTCTATAAATTCAGACAGCGTTCCTTCGTCAGACAGAGGCTTAACTCCGTCCTTGCCTTTGAAAAAATACTTTGTCATTTAATACCTCGTAAAGTTTTCGGTTGGATTTCTTTTGGCTTGTTGTGCTTCTCTGATTTTTTTCATAGCCTCTTTGAAGGGCATCCTCTTGAAGCCGCTTGTAGTTTCGTTCTGTAACTTGATTGCTTTCTTACGCATCTTACGCTCCTCTGGGTCTTTAATCATGCCACACACTTCCGTCTTTCTTGCTACGCATACACCCAAATCCATCGTAGAACCACGGACGTTCATCAGGGTCAGCGTCTAGCAACGGCTTGTTAAACTTCTCTTTGATTTCATCTAAAAGTTCTGTGCCGTACACACCATACACCACATGCTCTATCGCCTGTAGTAATTGTAGGTTAGCCACCCTGTCGTCGCCCTCTATATCATCACCTAAGTTTTCTAGGTCATCTTTGATTGCTTCCCACAATCTGCATAGATTCTCGTGCGTTACTTCGTCTGATTGTAATATACTTAATTCTAGTTTAGTCATAGTTATGCTCCGCATCTGCTACCTCAAAGGCAAACTCTACAGCCTCGCCGTATAACTCGTCTGCCTCTTCTTTAGCAAGTTTCTTTGCTTCCTTGTGGCTGTATCCCTCATCTAAGTATTGATGATAAAACTCACGGAACACAACCTTCCTGTCTTTCTCCCATAGATTTTTCATTCTGTCTTCCATAGCTAGTGAACGATAAGGTTTTCGTCAAACTCTTTTTCAAAGGAAGCAATGTCTGCGTCCTCGTGCGGCACGATGCCACTAACGATAAACCTTTTCTCCTCAAAACTTAAATCAGGAAAACAAACTTCTGGGTCTGTGCCAGACTGCCATCTCTTTAACTGCTCGTATGTAACAGGTAACAACATGGCGTAGATTTCTCCTGTCAGCATAGACCGCCTTAGTATTTTTAAACCCATTGTATATTCCTTTCCAACAAGTAGGCATTGCCGTATATAAATCCAAGAGCATTGTATTTACCCTCGTTATATACGTGCGTTGCCTCCTCGTTTATAGACATACCATCACCATTGTCAGCTACCAGTAGCGTCCTATTACCTGCAACACTTACAGCTATCACAGGTCTGCGAATGAAAGCCTCTGCAACTAATCTAGTTGGCATGTCCTTTTCTTCTTCGCAAATAATTAATAAGGCTGATGATTTCTCAAACACTATATCAGTCTCCATTCATCAATATCTAGTTCAGTCCCATTGCCCCAATCAGCCTGTGAGCGCACTGCTTGTTCTAAGCAGGGGTCACATAAGCCTTGCTCTTGACATGCGGCAGGTTCATTCTTCAATGATTTGCCACAGCTATCACATTCTTCAGGTAATTTATCACGTATTACTGAAAAAAACATGGTTGTATCTCCTAATCCCACCTGTAAAAAATATGGTCATTTATTCTGACGATAAACTTCTTACCAGAAGCCCATGAGGGGGCTACATCTATCGTATGATAATGTGTCGCACCATCTAGGTATCCAAAGCTATCACCCATGATAACATTCTTGGCTATCTTCATAGAGTATTGGTATGCTTCTTCGTCCTTTGGTTTGTCGGACTTGCCATCACAATACCAACTGAACTGACACTTATGTATTATAGGATGTCCACTCTCATAATGCAAGCCCTGATACACAACATCACATATATTATTTGGGTATCTGCTATCATTAACTCTGTTAACAACAACCTGCGCCACGGCTATCTGCCCTAGCGTAGGCTGGTTTCTTGCCTCGTGGTAGATGTTCAGTGCGAGACACACTAATGCCTCTGCTATCATCCCTGCCCCACTAAATAAATAACAATAAATATGGTTACAAAAACTATCATTCCTAAGTTGCTCATGTGTTCCAAATCTCCTCGTGTTCCCACTCTTTACCTAGTCTTTTGTTTCTCCAGAATATATTCTGTTTGTTGTTGGTGGCGTAGTGGTAGCTACCTTTTGTTTGGTAATACCAATCACTGCCAATCCAATCTTCATGCCATTTCTTAGCCATTCTCTTGTGTTTGTTTGCCATGTTTTGTAATCCTTTCACTCTCAGGCACATCACGTATCACTTGAAATACAGGTTCGTATCCTGATATTTCTTTCCAGTTCCAATGCACTGGATGTGGGTTCTCACTAACAGGCACATCAATCCACATCTCTATGTGCATCTGTCTTGTTTTCTTTCTGCCTGTCGTAAGAGCCTTTTCCTTTTTTGGGGTGGACTTTCTTCGGGGCATACCGATTACTCCGTAGAGTCTTTGCTATCGGGTTTATCTTCGGTATCTTGTCTGTCATTGTCTACCACCAGTTTGATGTAATCAACAGGCTTGTCTTCTTTGGTAGCCTGATATGTCATGTCAATCATAGTGATGCTATCTTCGGGTGTTAAATCTTTTAGATTCATCTCCGTGTCTGCAAGCTGT